AGGTCGGGGAAATCGGCGTAGACACAATCTCGATAGTTGGCGGAAGTGGCGTCGATGCCGGGAATGTCCCGGCGGCGCATGGATACCGAACCACTTGGGGCCACTTTCCAGCCGCCAGCAAAGGCGTTACTCGTTCCTCCCCCCGACGTGGAGAGCGTGTCTTCTATGCTGGTTTGAAATCCAAGCCACCAACCGCTGTCCTGAATATTCCAACCTACGCTCGGGCCTCCAATGGTGTTGGCGGGTATGTTCGCTCCCGTGGCGGTGGTCTGTGCGCCTCCCCATAGGAATACCATTGACGCATTGCCAGTCAATAGTAGACGTTCCACAATTGCCACTTGCAACATTTGATGCAAACTAACATCTTGGATTTGATAGGACGAAGTGTCTCCCCAACTTGCTGCCATAATTAGCTCGCTCTCACGAAATCAAAAACAACTCTTGTGCTGGCGGTGCCTACCTGCATGACGGCGTAAAGGCTGGACGTTGCGACAATCGGCATATGGCAAATCATTCCGCCACCTATGCCGGTGTATGGATTGTATCTCACAATGTCGCCTGCGAGCAAATTGCCGTAGCATTGTTGCTCAACTTGATGGCCTGAAAGATCAAAAGAAATGGCGGTACATCCCGGCGTGACTGTTCCAGCACTATCGCAAGGCGTGGCCGAAATGGTCGTAGCTCCCCCGGCGTAGTCGCTCGCTATCTTGCAATACATAACAGCGGGTTTCATGTACGTCTGCCGGTGACGTTGAACCGGCGTCTGGTCGTTCGGCTCTGCCAAATAACCTTTAACGGTTTTTTGGATTTGCTTCGCTGCGTTTTGTGTAAATTTTACTGCTGGATCGGCCATGATTCTCCTCGCTTATGTCAAACCGGCAAAAACCGGATTCAAATCGGCTTGATCCTCGATATTGTAATGGCGGAATACCGACGTGCCGCTATGCGGCAATAATCCGCCGCTGCCATCCAACCGTTGTTGGCTGTTTACCGGATTCAATGTACTTGGATCGTCGGTTATCAATGCCCATTTCCCCCCGCTGAACGTGCAATACCCCTCGTCCAATAGGCTGCGGGTAAACGTGTTTGCATGGCCTAAGCTGTCTGTTCCAGACCTGCCAAACAAAGTGCATGACACATTCCAAACCGGCGTTGTTGCATAGGTCAACGTCAAAGTAGTGGATAGACTGTATTCATCCAATAGTAATTGATTGGCGTCGAATGAACGGCTCACACCCTGTATGGTGAAGCTCACGGTTGCACTATTAACGCAACCTCTCAACGTGCTGAAATCCGGCGGCGACGTGGTATTGTAGCTTACCGTGATTTGCTCGTCATACCATGTCTTTTGCGGCGGCGGGTCATATGACTGGTTGGCGGAATTAGTCACGGCCTCGGCGGTGCTGGTATCAGTGTTGTATCCAAAATAGGCTGGCTGTACTACTTTGCTCCCGCTTAATGCAATTTTGATGTTCCATTGTGAGGCGTCCGATGGTTGCACCATGAATTTAGCCTCGAATGTGCATTGCACCTCGATTGCAAACGGGCTTTCGGACGTTCGCTTTGGGTATACTTGTTTGCAAATAAATCCGGGCTGGCCTTCGATTGTGTATGTCAATCCCGCAATCGGTACGGAATTGGTTCCGTCCGTGGCTGTATAAACGGATTGAATGGTAGGAATGTCGCTCGTGTCGCTCTGGCAAACGAGATAATTGATTCGCTGATAGGTTACGGCTGTAACCTGTCTTTGGTCGTTTATATCGACGCTGCAAGTGCTCTGGTCCTGTCGCTTCGGATCATATGTTACGTTAATCCACATTGGTCGCTCCCTTAATTCGGCAAGTCTACCGTGATGTCGGTGTTGACTTGGTTCATCTGAATTTGGTACATCTGCGCCAAATATTCACGGCTCAACGCAACGTCTTTCGCCTGTTGTTCCGATGTCTTTTGTAGTTGCCGCATAGGATCAACGTCCACTTTTGCGGTCGGGCCATGAAAATCAAAGCGGCGTTCCTGCGCCGCTACCTTGCGGTTTGCGGCCTCGTTCAATTTCTTGAAACTGTCAACCAAACCTTTGTTTGCCTCGGCAACTCCTGCGGCGTACACCTGAGCGCTAATCAATCCCTTGTGATGTAGGTTGTCCAGTTTTCCAAGTTCGTCCTGATACTTTGTAAGTGGGTTGGCGTCCAATACTTTTTTAGTGAGTGCGGTGGCGTCTTCAACTTCTTTTTTGTGCTTCTCCAATTGGTCAAGCTTGTTCATGTATTGTTGGGCAAGCTTCAACTGTTCCGGGTTCGCCATTTTGGATAGCTTGAATAGGTCTTTCTGGCCTTCCGTCATTCCGAACGTGTCTATCTTTTCTTTCATTTCCGCAAGTGCGGCGTCTACTTTCTTTCCAGCGTCATTGAATCCATCGGTCAACGGTTGGGTAAGTTTGGCTTTTGTCTCTACCATCTTTTTCGCTGTCTCGTCTGCCTTTGTCTTGATGCCATCAAAGAATTTGTGGACGTTGGCAACGGCTGACGGCTGGTTGAACATGTCAACGGTCTGCTTGCCGAATGATGATGTCATTTGATGAAGTGATTCCAAGCTATCATCAATGAATTTCGGCTTGTCGATGTGCATTCCAAGTTTGTCGGCTACCCATACAACGGCGTCGGCCAATTTGCTCACAACTAAAATAACGGCTTCTATTGCGGCTGACGCTCCCGTGGCCATTGCCAGTACGCCAACCTGCACCATACGCCATGCGTCGATTAGGTAACCGATGCCGGTAGCGATACCCTCGATACCTGACATGAAAGCGGAGCGCATCTTGTCGGCTGCGGGAATGATGCTTAGTACCTTCTCGCCGATCATGGAAAGCATTGGGGCCAGGGCGATAGCCAGTTGGTTTTCAACTCCTTGGATCGCCAAGCCGATTTCCTCAAACTTCTCGTTGGCTCCCACTAATTTGGCGGCGTCCACTTCTGAAAGCGCAGTACCAAACTTGCGGGCCTTTTCGCCCGCTTCCTCGATACCCTCGGCTCCATTGGCAAAGATGACTTGTAGATTCTGCCCTTCCTTGCTGAATAGTCCTATCTCGTCTTTCGCCTGTTCCAATGGGTCTTTCACCTTGCTGATTTTCTCTGCGATCAACTTGAAAACTTCATCGGTATGCAGTCCCTCAAGTTGCTTGCCAGCGATGTGCAGGCGTTGTAGCGCCTCGGCGGCTGGTCCTGTCCCTTCTTTGGCCTCGCCCAGGTTCTTGACCATTTTCTTCAGTGATGCGTCAAAATCTTCGTTGGATATTCCGGCAAGCTTACCGGCGGCGTGCAATTCCTGTAGACTTCCCGTAGTGATTCCCAATGCTCCCGATAAGCGATATGCTGCGGTGGCACCCTCAATGGATGATTTTACCCACTCGCCAATCTTCTCGATGGCAAATGCGGCAATAAGACCCTCTGCGATATGCTTTAGATGCTCCAACGATTCGCCGAATGACTTTGCGGCCTCGCCTCCGTGGTGCATACCCTCGGCAAAGTGTTCGCTATGGACATTGTTGAGTGATTGGCCGAAACTATGGACGGATTTTGCACCATGTCCCAACCCTTCTGTAAGTTGCTGGTGGTCTGCCGACATTTTCAAAACTACGCTGCCGATTGTGCCCACATTATCCCCACGTCAAACCTAAACTCTTTACCGTGTCTTCTATGGCGTTGGCGGTATGCTCACGTCGCTTATTCGCCTCCTCGGTGGCGTCCCTGTATTCGGCTCCCCAATCCATCATAAAATCTTTGGATTGATACGGCTCTTGATCCGTTCCCCGATGACAGTTGGCTATGGTAGAGGCGACGATGGCGTTAGACAATTCAATCCGCCTCGCCCAATCAATCGGGTCAAGGCGGTCTGCGGCCTCTAACTCCGCAAGCTCTACGCTGTCATGTGTGCGGAGTAGACGTTTAACACTCATTCCCTTTTGTGCGGCCAAACGGATATAGAATAACCGGCTTGGTCGCTTTAAGAGTTTTTTGTTAGTTCGTCAACGTCGCTTTTCGACAATGCGTTTGTCTTTGCCGCAAGTGTGTAGAGTCTATCAAGCTCGATAGAATCCATCTCCGAAAGCTGATTGATGTCGGCCTCGTCAAAGACTCGTTTCCCCTCGGCGTCTGCCAGTGTCTTCACAAGCAAACGGCTACGGAATTTCTCCTTATTCATCTTGCCATCGGTGAAGATAGCGGCCTCGAAAGCGTCTCGTTCCGTGCCAGACATGACACGGATATGAGCGTCAACTCCCCACGCTTTTACGGCTACGGTTTTGCCTTTGTTCCGGCCTGCGGCCTCGATGATCTGTTCCTTAAGCGTTGCCATTGGATGTACCTTTCAATTACGACTGTGCGCCGCTGACTGCAAGCTTGAATTCAATCGCCATGTACTTATCAAGCGGCACTTCGTCGCCGATTTCGACAACGGCTCCGCTAAACGTGCTGGTGTTGGTGGCGTCTGGACGTGTGAAGACACAAGCCACAAAAGCGCCTGCATCCATCTTCGTTTTCAGCGTTGCGTATTGCGTCTGATACCAAACTGTTTTCAGTTCCCAATCGGTCACGTCTCGCCATCCCAAAATCTTATAGCCATGTAGGTCGGTTGCGTCGTTGGTCTGGACTTTGATAACCTCTTGCGTACGTTTTCCGGGCTTGCATTCCAAGACTTCCCCGATCACGGTTCCGCCGATGCTGAATGTATATCCCTTGCCAATTGCTGCGTCATTCATAAAACTATCCCCTTAAAAACTATTCCCTTTTCTTTCGATATGCGGCGGATTGAATCCTCTATGCCATCACCGAAAAGCTCATCTCTTTAAGGTAAAAAAGAATCTCTTCCGTCTGCGGTTCGGTAACGATGTCGTCCGAAACTCCATCCGGTTTCAAAAACACTCCCTGAATTTTGGTCCCACTCCATGTTCCGCTTGATCCGTCCAGTGCTGTAAGTATCACGGCGGCGACATTATCAGCGTCGGCATAGGTTTCGCCGATCACACTGATAACATAATCACAACTTTGATTCCCGGTCGGTCCATCATTGCAGTTCAACGTGGATACCGACTCGATTTTGTAGACGGCCTGCGGGTAAACTTTGTTCACCTGGGGGTCGTAAACCGGGTATAGACGATGTGCGATGACGGCGGTAACGGCGTCAAGCGAAAGTAACTGTTGTGTGACTGCCGATCCCAAACTCATTTCATCCCCTCGATTTCAGATTTCATCGTGTCGATTGCAACCTCGGTTGCCTCGTCCTTTGTTTGATCGAAAGCCCTAAGCATAAAGTTGTTTGCTGGAACTAATTTACGGGAGTCTCCAAGCGAGCGTTTTCCCACTCTATGGCCGTACGCAACCATCGCTCCGTAAAATGCTTCGCCTGTGTAATCCTTGGCGCTCATGCCAACGGTCACCGAAATTGATCCTTTCGAGCGTTTACCGGCTCGTACTTTGATGGATCGCCTTAGCTTTCCCGTGCGGCTGGGCGCTTCCCCTTGTGCTGCGGATTTCCATACCTTCGCTCCAGCCCTTAATCCGGTGCGAATGATTTTGTTTTGAAGCTTACGATTTAGGTCTTCAATCCCCTTAACGGCTTCCTCAATCCCTTTTATTTCCAGTGCCATTTATCCGCTCCCCTGCACAACCTCTACAACGGTCCAACGGCCTCTATAGTCTGGATCGGTTACGCTCTTGATTCGGTAGTATTGCGGCGCTTCTCCCTCGGCTGCCAGTGCGGCATAGTCGGCGGATGATAACGCTGCAAATTGTTCGGCGGACAGGTCGTCCAGATTGAAGTTCCCAAACCGGATACGATGGTTGACTCCCAAACCGGGAAAGTATCGCATCTTGATTGTGAAGTGGCTTAGATTCGCCCGTGTTGCGGCCTGATTCAACGAGAGTGTTTCGCTGTTGGTTGCATCAATGCTCGCCCGTCGATTCCCAACGGTCGAATATACCGGCGTCGATTCGTTGTTGGCGTCAAACGTCTGCGACGTGATTGACTCGATAACGAGTACATGCCGTAAGCTCCCGATGGGTGGTTGTACAAATGTTGCCACGTCATTACCTCACTTGTACGGTGCGGGCCTTGCTTCTGTAGAAC